AGCAAAAAGTGAGTGCAAAACCGATTCCAAAGAGAAAACGTAAAGTAAAACCAACACCAGGTAAAGGAGAGGAATAATGCCAAAACACAAAATGCTAACTGAGGAAGAATTCGAAGCTCTATTCATTGAATGGAAGCAATTCATTGAGAACAATCCAATCAAGAAACAAGTGTTTGTTGGTAAGGATGGAAGGCATGACTATGAGCTGATTCCAAGACCATATACTTTGGAGGGATTCCTTAACTTTGCTGAAGAGAAGGTTTGTTTAGTTCATCAATATTTTGAGAATCGAGAGGGGAGGTATTCAACATACGTGGATATCTGTACACGCATTAAGCGAGTGATTCGCCAAAATCAGATTGAGAACGGGTTGGCAGGACTTTACAATCCATCCATCACACAACGCTTAAATGGACTCACTGAGAAGTCGGACATCACGACCAACGGAAAGGACATCAACGAAATCAAGGTGAACATCATCAAGCCGGATGACAAGTGACATAATCGATATGATGTGCCAGGTTGTGGAGAGATACATCCATTCCAAGAAGGGAGTGAATATCAGAATCAATCGGATGGCAGTCATGAGTGACCAACGCCAATTCAGTATGTTGGCTCATGCTTACGAGATAGCGAATGGAAATAAATAGCACCGTAATCTTTGAGAAGAACTACTCAGCTCTTCAGGATAAGGATATACGGTTTATAATTAATGAAGGAGGAAGTAGGTCATCTAAGACTTATTCTCTTTGTCAAATGATAATTGTCTACTCTCTCCAAAATAGGGGGAAGGTTACCTCTATTATAAGAAAAACTTTCCCTGCACTTCGAGCAACAGTCATGCGAGATTTCCTTGAGATAATGAAGGAGATGGATCTATACGATGTCAACTCGCATAACAAGAGTGAACACATTTATACATTCCCGAATGGAAGCATCGTTGAATTCTTTTCAGTGGATGATGAGCAAAAGATACGAGGAAGGAAACGTGACCTCGCATGGTGTAATGAGGCTAATGAGCTTTTTTATGATGACTTCACTCAGCTCAACATGAGAACTGAATGGAAGCTCATCTTCGACTACAATCCAAGTGAATCGGCGTCCTGGTTGTATGAGCTACCTAAGGAGGAGAGTATCCTCATCAAATCAACGTATCGCGACAATCCATTCCTTCCCGATTCAATCCGTAGACAAATCGAGGACCTCAAGCGAACGGATGAGTCACTGTATCAAATTTATGCACTCGGAGAGAAGGCAATCAGCAAATCAAACATCTATTCGAATTGGACATTCGTGAAGCATCGACCTGCAAGATTCGTGAACTACGTCTATGGACTTGACTTCGGTTACAATCACCCCACTGCTCTCATGCGAGTGTATTGGTGCGAGAGTGATATCTACATCGAGCCGGTGATATATGAGAGCTACCTCACCACCACCAACCTCATTGAACGGTGTGAATCATTGGGAGTTGAGAAGAACATCACCATCGTAGCGGATTATGCACGACCTGAGATAATCGCTGAGATGAACAATGCAGGTTACGATGTGCAGAATGCGAACAAGGTTGTCAAGAAAGGAATCGACAACATCAAGACCTTTGGAGTATTCTGTGAGGATGACTCCAGGATAAAAAAAGAATACGAGAATTATAAGTGGAAGAAGATTGGTGACTTCATTGATGATACTCCGGTGAAGCTATGGGATGATGCTATGGATGCGGTGAGATATGCCGGAACTTACATCCGAAAGGAATACTATACCGATGACTCATACTTCGCCTTCTAAACATAATAACTATTTTTTTTAATATATATATGGCATTTAGAACAAAGAAAATATCGCAGATGGATCCGAAAGGAGCCAACCTTGCATCGACCGATTTATTGGAGATATCTCAATTGGTTAGTGGAAGCTATGTAACCAAGTCAATCACGGGTGCTGAGATAATCGCATCGGTACCTCCATCGGTTACCTCATGGGGAACTATAACGGGAACACTATCCTCACAAACTGACTTGAATACTGCATTGAGTGGCAAAGTCCCAACATCACGCACCCTAACAATAAACGGAACTACACAAGACCTATCAGCAGATAGAACATTCACGATAAGTACGGGAATCACAATCGGTACGACTGCAATCACTTCGGGTACAAACGGAAGATTTCTCTTTGACGATGGCGGAGTTGTAAGTGAAACAAATGGTGCGTTTTGGGATAAGGTTAACGGAAGGTTTGCTTTGGGCAACACAAATCCAATCAGTAAATTTCAAGTAACAGAAAGCATTACTACAACTGCAAATGAATATTCAGCTATTACATTTGATGGAACAATTACAAGTAGAGCAACTGCAAGTGACACTATTTACGGGGTTAGAAGTAATCAAAATTTAATTGCAACTGCAGCAAATCAAAGAATTATTGGAATAGACTTAACACCTAATACTACTTTTTTTAATAGCACTACAAATTATATAGGATTAAAAATTGGTGGATTAGCAAATAGTCAAGATAGCGGAACTGCGCTTTGGTGCGTTCAAAAATCTACTGCGGGAAATAATGGTTTTGCAATTAATCCCGCAAACAATAGGTGGGAAATGGGATTTATAGGCTCATCAACTAGCACGATTATTACGGGTCCTAAAATAACGCTACATAGTACGGGTATTTTAATAGGACCTTCGGGAAATCCCGATGGAAGATTACAAATAGGAGGTATTGGCTCAACATCAGCAACTAAAACATTCATAGCTAGAAACTTAGCAAACACGGATTTATTTACTATTTGGGATGATGGAGCAATAGGTGTAAACACCAACACAAACGCAGGATTCAAGCTAGACGTTAATGGTACTGCGAGGGTTAGTGGATTGTTAACAACACCTTTAGGGATTAATTTAAGTGGTTGGTATTTGTATGCTAATGGCACTTCAAATGCTTCGTTATTTGGTGGCACAAGTTGGATTTTTGACGTAGTTGGAGGTGGTGGTTATAGATTGAGAACTGCGGGAAATGTTGATAGATTAAGAATCGAATCAAACGGAAATGTCCTCATCAACACAACAACGGATGTAGCAAGTTCTAAACTTACAATCGAAAGCACGACACAAGGCTTCCTTTGCCCACGAATGACAACAACACAAAAAAACGCCATTGCTTCACCTGCCACAGGTCTTATGGTATTCGACTTGACGTTAGGTCTGATTTCTGTTTATAATGGTACAATTTGGATATCTTTGTAATATGAACGCTAGTGGAATCTATAAAATATATTGGGAAAATAATCCATACTATTATTATGGACAAGCCGTAAACTTGCAAAGGAGAAAATCAACTCACCTTGAATCAATGAGAAAAGGTAAGCACAGAAATCCTAAAATGCAGTCAATTTATAATAAGTACGGAGATTTTATATTTCAACCAATTGAATATGTAGAATATGATCAACTTAATTCTGTTGAGCAAAAATATTTAGATGAGTTTTTTAACGATGAGTTTTGTTGCAATCTTTGCCCAAATTCATTTAGCTCAAAAGGTCGCGTGTATTCTGAGGAAACTCTAAAATCAATAAGGGAATTAAGAAAAAACAGGGCTAAATTAATTGGTGAGTTAAATCATTTTTATGGTAAAACTCATACTGAAGAAACTAAAATAAAAATATCTGAATCAAAAAAAGGCAAGAAATTCCCTAAAATATCTGAAGCAAGGCGAGGTATAAAAGTAACAGATGAAACAAGAAGAAAATTATCTGAGTTAAGAAGTTATGGCGGTGCGCCGCAAGCAAAAATTATTTTAGATACAAATACAGGAGTATTCTATTCTTGCGCTAAAGAAGTTTCTGATTTATATGAATTTACCGCATCAACATTTCGAGCAAGAATGAATGGAAGCAGAAAAAACAATACACAATTTATACAATTATAATATGGAAACACAAACAAACGGAGTAGCAATTCAACCAATCGTCTACCCACTTAACGAAGGTACTGCAACACGATTATCAGTATTAGTTTTGAACTTCCCAACGGATGCAACGACTTGCACAACGTATTGGCAATTACTAACCGAAGAAGGAGTACAACTTTCACAAGGCAATTACACGCTAACTGAAGAACAATTCTTAACTTGGGGGACTGATAATTCAGTAGTCAACGAGTATGTCGCTGAAGCAATCGGAGTAGTAATCATCTAAAACACGGACAAATGTTAACATTAAGCGAAGAACAAGTAAAGCAATTAGAAGCAATCTTAAGTGAGTTACCGATGAAGTTCGGAGTACCTATTTTGAATATCTTAAACGAAGCTAGTAAACCAAGCGAAACAGAATGAGTCAATCAACCATTGCATCACCTCAGGCATTCAGTCCGGCATACAATCCAATCAAGTTCATCGTTGATTCAACCAACAAGAACAACACGGGATTCAAGTACATATTCGATGTATACGAAGCAGGGACCGCAACCAAGATTGCACAGTACAAAGTGCTTCCAACATACGGTGATGGTTATGGAGAGATTGATTTATCGAAGTTACTTCAGAGCCAAGTATCATGGGACCTCAACACGCTGAGCACATCCTGGTACAACGCAACGGGTTCGCGATACCTTTACGATGTCAAAGTCGGTGAGGAGCAATTAGCTGAATACCTTTGGACTGCCAACATCACTGACAATGGAGGCAACACGAGAGTTCCTGCAACCAATACATTCGTGGTAGGTGACCAGGTAGTCATCACACAAGATGATGGTGGAGTGGCGAATCCTCAGCTCGAAGGACTGCACACGGTCATCAGTGCAACGGGTTCCAACGTGACCTTGAATGTAGCATTTACCACGATCACTGACATCACCATCAATGGAACTATCAACTACGCTGATAACCGCAAATTGATTACGTTGGACGTTACGAGCTTCGATGACTTCATTGCATTCAATGGAGCATTCAGATGGTTGGATTGGAGTGTGTACGATCAGACTGATTATAAGCTAACCTTAGCCAATAAGGAATGGTTGACCAACCAACCTCAAGAGTTCAGTTGCACATTAGGTCAAGATTTATATTTGAACTTATGGGGAGCAAAAGGAAGTGATAAGATTATTTTCGAGAATAGTCTTGGAGATGTATTCTACAAGGCAATCAACAACACTGATGAGATATCTCAAGTTCCCGTTGGTCCAAATAATTATGGTACATTAGTTGGTACGGGTGACCTTATCACAAACACGGTGGATTGGTATGATGTTTACTACCTCAGAACTACGGGATCAATCGAATCGGTTAAGTATCGAATCAACCTGGATAGGAGAACAACCATCTCGGAGTATCATATGCTATTCCTTGACCGATTAGGTTCGTACTCATCATTCGCCTTCCAATTGAAATCATACGACAGGGGAGAAATCACTCGCGAGATATTCAACCGTGATGTCGAAGGATATGTGAGTGGAGCTTCATGGAACTACCACACCGAAGAGATGGGATTCATGCAGTCAAACGTGAACGTGACCAAGTCATTAGACCTCAACACCAATTGGATGGAAGAGAGTGCAGGTCAATACTTTGAGGAGCTCTTGACATCACCTCAGACATTCGTGAAGATTGTGCAGTACAACACCACTGAGGATGGCCTTCCAATCATTGGAGAGGATGGATGTCCGGTGCATATCGCTGAGTCAACCGCATATCAACCTTGCATAGTGCAGAATAACACATACGAGGTGTATCAACAACGAAACAAGAATCTAATCAAGCAATCAATTACAATCAAATTATCAAATCAAGACAACATAAATGGTTAGGATTCAACTATCAAATGGGTATCTTGACGTTAAGGAAGGTACTGCGTTCCCTCTCAATTTCTCGGTTGGAGATATTAGGGATTTAACAAAGCGAACGGGTACCTTCTCCAAGACAATCACATTGGTTGGAAGCAAGAACAACCATAACCTTCTCGGACATCACTACGATGTGAATATTCAAGAGGGTACGTTCAACATCAACACCATCACGAAATGCACCGTACTTCAGAATGATGTGCCAATCATGGAGGATGCATTGCTTCAGTTGGTCAATGTTCGCAAATCTCAGATGACCGATGCTTATGAGCAGATGGTTGAGTACGATGTATTGGTGAAGGATACTCAATGCGAGTTCTACACCGCGATCACCAACAAGGAATTGACCGATTTA